AGTTTAAATAGATTATGGTTGGAGGTGGAGGTGGAGGTGGAGGTGGAGGTGGAGGTGGAGGTGGAGGTGTTAGATTTTACTCGTGATAGCTCAGATGGTAGAGCGACGGACTGTAGTGGATAAAAACATGAGTCGATTTCCGTTGGTCGGGTGTTCGAATCACTCTCGCGAGATTTTTTTTCTTTACTACACCTATTAGTATGAGAAGTGTTTATTTTTATGATACTACTTTAAGAGATGGTTTGCAAACATATGGAATTAATATGAATATAGAAAATAGAATACAGTTTACAAAAAAACTTATTTCCTTTGGGATAGATTTTATAGAAGGAGGGTTTCCTTATTCCAATAAAATAGATGAAGAATATTTTAAGTTAATCAAAAATGAATTGAATCCAACTGATTTTAATAAAATAGTAGCATTCGGTATGGTTTGCAATCAGTATAAAAATATTGATAAGGATCCGCAAATATTATCTTTATTAAATACGGATTGTGAAAAAATTTCCATAGTCTGTAAAAGCATCAAAAATCAAATTGCTATGATGAATATTGATGTTGAAGAATATCTTGTTTGTTTAGAAGAAAATATTAAATTTTTTCATGAAAAAAATAAGAAAATAATTATGGGTGTCGAACATTTTTTTGATGGTTTTAAAGATGACCGCGATTACTGTATGAAAATGTTAAACATTTTCGACAAATACAATGTATTTAACGTTAATTTAGCTGATACAAGAGGAGGAATATTGCCTTTTGAGGTTGATTCAATTTTGAAATGTATTAAAAAAGAATATCCTACTTTATCACTTGCAATTCATTGTCATAATGATGAAGAAATGGCGGTTGCTAATTCAATTATCGCGGTTCATAATGGAGTTGAAACGATTCAAGGAACTATAAATGGTATAGGAGAAAGAGTTGGAAATGCCAATCTTACAAGCTTAATACCTATAATTGTTATTAAAACGTACTACCAAAATAGTATAAACAAAAATAGTTTAAAAGAACTCAAAAATATAAGTGAATATCTTAATACAATTTTAAAAGTAGAACACAATAAAAAGTTGCCTTTTGTAGGTGAGGATAGTTTTGCACACAAAGGTGGTCTACATTTAAGCTGTATAGTAAAAAATTCACAGTCTTATAATCATATTGATCCTATATTAGTAGGCAATAAAATGAAGGTTTCAATGAGTGATCTTAGTGGAAAAGCCAACGTACAATCGAATTTGAAGACCTTTATTCTAAATAATAAAGTTGTTTTAAAAATAGAAGATGTTAATATAAATAAAATATTAGAGATCGTGAAACAATCTCAAAGTAATGGTTTCAATTTAGATGGAACAATATTCATTGATAATATTTTTTATAAACATATTTTGAAATATAATTATGTGGAATGTGTATTTGATCGATTTTTTATGGAAGATCATATTGTAAAAATATCTTTATTATGTAAATATAATCAAATCGAAAAGCAAATTTGTAATGCATATGAAAATACAATAAGCTCTTTTCAACATTTATTTGAGGATATTTATTCTACATTCGAAATAAATCTCAAATATAAATTAAACATTACATCTTTTAACATCAAATATTCACATGATGAATATTTATTTGATGGTCAATTTAATTTGGTTGATGATTTGAATCAAACTACTTTTAAAATATCAAAATATGGAAAGGATTTTTTGACCGATCTTTTAAATTTATTTTCAGAGATATTTTATTTTATACACTGCTATACTTTGATATCTGAATAAATATATATTTTCATCGTTATTTTGAGATTATAATAAAATACTTTTTTCTTATAATCCATGTGTTGAGGTTATTGTTTTATCAACTAAACAGTCTCGCTCGAAACATCCTTTAGTAAATATCCAGTTAAAGGAGTCAAAGGATAAGTAAAAAAACTTTGGGGAAAATCATAAAATAAAAAATGGAGTATTCTATATAGATGTCTCAATCCAATGGACCTGAAATGGTAGACGCTGTTGTATTTATGAAATCACAAATCATTACTTATATGGGAAACAAACGAAAATTACTTCCCTATATAGAAGCAGAACTGGATGAATTAAAAAAAGTACTAGGAAAAAGGTCTTTAAAACTAGGCGATGGTTTCTCCGGATCAGGTGTCGTGAGTCGTTTATTGAAAACAAAAGCATCTGCCTTATATACGAATGATATTGCAGGTTATAGTAAAACTCTTAATGAATGTTATTTATCCGTTCCATCCAAGACAACTCAGATAAAAATAAAGAATTATATAGACACTGCAAATAAAAAAACAGAATCACGAGTACAAGAAAAATGGATTTCTAAACATTGGTCTCCAAAAAATAAAACCACAAAAGAAGGCGAACGTGCTTATTTTACGGCTGAAAACGGTCAGCGCATAGATGCAATGCGTGATTATATAGAAACGATTCCCAAGAAATATAAACCTTATGTACTCGCACCATTATTGGTGGAATGTTCTATTCATAATAATACAAACGGACAATTTTCGGCATATTATAAAGACAAGGACGGAAAAAAGGGGGAATTTGGGGGAAAGTCTCATATTGATCTCAAACGAATCACAAAACCAATACATATTCCATACCCCATCTTTCACCAACACAAATGCGACGTACAAGTGACGCAAATGGATGCGGTTGATTGGGCAAAGAGCTTACCTAAACTAGACGTGGTCTATTATGACCCGCCTTATAATAAGCATCCGTATAACATTTATTATTTTATGTTGGATATCATTCATGATTGGGATAAGACTCAAGAAATACCATCCAGTTATCGCGGGCAACCCAAAACCCGAACAAAATCCGCCTACAATAGCACGGTTCACGCTAAAAAGGCGTTACAAGAGCTGATAGAAAATACTAATTCAACATACATGATTCTATCTTATAACGACGGAGGTATTATTTCTATTCCAGAACTTGATACACTTTTGCTGGAAAATAGTAAAAGTGTAAAAAAAATACCGATAGATCACAAGACGTATAATCGGTTAAAGGGAATAAGTAATTACAAACGAGAAGGGGAATATAAACCAGTGAAAGAATATTTATATATTGTGGAAATGAATGTATGAATGTATGAATGTATGAATGTATGAATGTATGAATGTATGAATGTATGAATATATTTAATGTTGTATAGCAGAACTTAACGGAATATCACTTAAACAACTGGGATTCACTTGAACGTATTGAGAACTAAAATTTAAATCCTTGTTGGTTTCATTTACCAACGTTTTATTTGATATTGATGCGTCTTTTGTGCCATATAATAAACAATCTGGGTTTAAAGATGTCACATCTACAGTTGCGGTATCTAAAAGTAAATTATCACTTCCTACACTTATTCCCGAATTTGTAATGGTTATGTCTTTTAAATCACTGACTGAAATATCGAAACTTAGATTATTTGGATTGTTTGTAGAATCTACATTTTGATTTGTAAATGAAATATCACGGATTGTATTTCCATCTTTATCATATAAGGTAAAATCGTTTAAGCTTGTTGTATACGCGTCTTCATCTTCTTTTGTTGTCGTTACATTGTAGCCTTTTGCTTCAATTACTTTATATATTGAATTTCGCCAAGATCCTCCGCATATTTGTGAACTATCTCCCGTACAAACATAATTACAATCTCTTTCGTTTGATCCTCCATATTTACCATATGAATTTCCACAAAAACATTGACTCGAATATTGGAGTCCAAAATAGGGATAATTTAGATTGGAACAACTTTGTGCGCAAGTTTCTTTCGAATTTGTGGTGTTATTAAAAGGCAAATAAACCCATTTTTCAAGATCTCTATTTGGATTATCTACATAACAACCAATATATTGGCCTGTAGTATAATCATACTCAGTCCTTATTGTATTGGTTGTAGGTGTTTTTGATTTCACATTTACATTAAATGTTACATCAGTATCTGATAAAGGCTCACACGCATTATAGCTCATGATGCTAATACAAACAATAAGAAATAAAAGCAGACATATGTATTTTATTTTCTTACCAATCATAATACAACAAGAGGATTCTCTATATATATACTTTTATAAAACATATATATAAAATAGTAGATATAGTAGATCAAAATAGTAGATATAGTAGATCAAAATATTGTTTTCATGATGATGTGTTAGTTGATCGTACTTTTGCGACCTGGTATATCTGATAAACATGCCTGATTTAATGTAATTGGTTCTGAAAAAGTAAGATCCTCTAATGTACCATTTGCATCTATGGTTTTATCATTGATTTTAATTTCTGAATATGATGCATTTGGATAACAATAAGAACTATTGTTGGATATATCTAAAGGATAACACGTTATTACGGCTGAATCGATCATTAGATTATCATTCCCAACGCTTATACCCGCACTCGTAATCGTATTGGAACCAATATCATCATATGTAATGATAAAGGTTTCCTTATTTATATAATTGTTACTTGGACCCACATTTGAATCACTAAATGTTTTTGTAACGATTGTTTTTCCATCTTTGTCGTATAAATAAAGGTTCTTTAATTTTGTTGTTCCTGCATCTTGATAGGACCCCTGATAAGGACTAATACTATATACACTATTTCGCCAATATCCTCCACATACTTGTTTATCATCTCCGGTACATGGCATATAACATCCATCATAAGTACCATCGCTTGATTGTCCTAATTTTGCATAATCCGAACCTCCGCAAAAACATGCGAAACCATCTTGAACCCCAAAATAATCATAATTACGGGAACCACATTCTTGTGCGCATAAGGATGGTGTAAGTTTATTGATGGTTACTTGTAATGGTAATGCACGATTACCATCGTCAATATAACAACCTTTATAATTATAGTTATATCCGTTGGTTTGTGGTTGTTTTCCGTGGATATTTACATTTAATTCAAAGTTTATCGTTTTATCGTCATAAGATGAAAGGGCTGACGTGCTTATTGGAAGTGTTGTGTCTGAGGTTGCGGTTGATACCTTAACTGTAGTTGGAAGAATATTTCCACTTGATTGAACGTAAGGTGGATTCATGTTTGGATACGTTATCACTGGTGCAACTGGTGCAGCTGCTACGACCGCTTTTACAACCGATGAAGATGATGAAGATGATCCAAAAAATGTTTTTTCTACCTTTTTAACTGCTTTTTTAACTTTTTTCCATTTGAATGGTTCCACTTTTTTTGAGGTTGTTATTTGTTTCCAATAGTGATATGCGCTTCCAATCAAAATACATGTTATGATGGTATATATAATCATTAAAAGAATACTATAATCTATGGTTCCTTTTGATTTAGGCATTTATTCTATATACTTATTGTGAATATTTTTAACATATTGTACTATTATATAATGAAAACTAGGAAACAACGCGTATATAGAAAACGGCTTACAAAAAGGAGACGACTCCGTGTCAATAATAAAGGTAAAAATATTAGAAATCGTACAAGAACCAAAACGTTAAAAAAACAAAAACGAATAAAAGGAGGAGATCTTGGTAGTCGCCTTTCTTCATATTTTAAACCCCGTGAAGTTTCCTTATTGCAGCAGACTTTTTATCCCGGTAAAGGTGTTGAATATAAACCGGCTGGCAGAAAAAACTGCAATTTAATAACTAAAGGAACAATTGTCGAATTCCCACCTGATCCGGTATCTATATACTCAAACGTTATCATAGTTAAACCGGATGATGGCTGGGCCGAATATGAAAAAATAAACTATAATCAGATTTGTGATACCTTCAACCGTGTAGGCGAACTTATGGATCCTAATAAGATACATAGGAACTCAAGGTCTCCTAAGGTGAATATTAATACTAGTAACTACTTGAAGAACCCCACTAATGATTGAAACAACTGATAATAAAAAAACCATAAAACAGATATGATTTATTTGAACGTTGCTTAAAAAGGTGCTTATGTTTACAATATTACACAACATCATGCTGAATTGAATTGATTTTTTTACTATGTGTTTGCTTGTCATTGCTGTTTTATATTTGATTGCGTTGTATAGGTGGTGGTTCATGGAAGAATGAGTTGTTTGTAAGGACATTTCTTTAAACATGGTCTCCAAAATAGCCATGCGTAGTTCGATTCCATAGTGCATTTGTTGAAAATAATAGGCTTGGGGTGTATTATCCACATCTGGGTGGAGTTCATTATTTCTTGGAAATGGATGTAAAATAATGGAATTGTGTGACATCTCTTTTGCTTCTTTTGTTGTGAAACAATACGGACTTTCAAATAAACAAGATTCTGGAAAGGATTCCTGTTGAGAATAATCGGAATCTTGGATGGAATCTTGGACGGTTTCTTCACTTTCGGATTGGGATTCGGACTGGGATTCGGACTGGGATTCGGACTGGGATTCGGACTGGGATTCGGACTGGGATTCGGACTGGTATTCGGACTGGTATTCGGACTGGGATTCGGATTGTGAATCATATATTGTATTATGTCGCTCTGTTTGGAAACGTGTTAAATAGACCACGTCATAGTCCCCATAATACATGTGTTCCCTCGGAACAACGACTTCTTCTTTATTTTGTTTATGGATTTGAGCGATTTGTTCCACGTAAGATTCACTGGGTTCACATCCCACATAAGGAAATAAATGGATCTTTGTTAATGGATATAATTCCAATAGTTTGATAAAAGAATGGATTGTGCGACTATTGTGAATATCTCCCACAAACAAATACGTTTTTTCTTGGAAATCATTTCCGAATTTTTTGTAAGTTGTGTACAAATCTAAAAGAGCCTGGGTCGGATGATCCCCTGCACCATTTCCACCATTGATAATCGGTATATGGAGTTGCTTGATTGCATCATGAAATAGATTGGGTTCAGGATGACGCAATAGAAGGGCATCACCGTATTGTTGTAGGGTCATTAACGTATCCATGTCGTTTTCGCCTTTTTGTTTGCTGGATATGTCGGGATTAAAATGAATAACGTCTCCCCCTAGCTTTTTCATGGCGCATTCGAAAGACAAAGATGTTCGCGTACTTGGTTCAAAAAAAGCCTGAATCAATAGTTTATTTTTTGCATAATATCGATGATATTTATTATTGCTAATCATTTGACTTAATTGAAACAATGCGTGAATCTTTTTTGGGTATAAAGTGGATAGATTTGAAAAGGTATGTCCGTTCATGAATGATGATATATACTATTTATATACGAAGTCTTAAATTATTTTTATATTGGTTGATTTTGATGATTTTGGTGACTTGATGATTTTGGTGACTTGATGATTTTGGTGGCTTGATGATTTTGGTGGCTTGATGATTTTGTGGAGATGATTTATTTTCTTTTATCTATGTATAAGATGAAAAAAAATATGAATAAGCTCATGTCTTACTTGCCTTTGAAAAAGATACAAAAAAAAATAACATTTTTGAGAAGACCAAACAATACTAAAAAGGTGTTATTTTTACTCGGGTTCTTAATTGTTTTATTTCTCGTTCATAAGTTTTATTTATCCAAAGAAGGGTTTGCGAGTTCCGCAGATGACTTTGAAGAAAATGTAGATGGTCAAAACTCCATGGTATTGTTTTATGCTGATTGGTGCGGACATTGTAAAACGTTTTTACCGGAATGGGACCAGTTTTCATCTTCGTGGAATAGTGATTCACAAAATAATGTAAAACTCATGAAAGTCGATTGTAGTAAGCCATCGGAAAATAAATCTCAAGAAGCCTTGATGAAAAAGTATAACATTAAGGGATATCCTACGATTTTAACATTTAAGGACGGACAAGCATCTGAATACAATGGCAAACGGGATAGTGCCAGTTTGACATCTTACTTAAAATCTTTTTAGATAAATCATTTATTGGAATTATAGGAATTATAGGAATTATAGGAATTATAGGAATTATAGGAATTATAGGAATTATAGGAATTATAGGAATTATATTATTTATAATTATAGGATTTAGGCATTTCTATTTCTATTTGCGTTTGAATTAGCCGATGTTCGGCAGTATTTTTTATTGAAATGTAGGTAAATGAAAAAGAGTGGTCCAAAAAACACGGATAAAAGTAAACCAATTATTTTGTCTCCGGATGAAGAAGGTGAACCAAAACACATGATTGATTTAATAAAAGCAACAAATCCCAGAACAACCCATAATATGCCTAATATTAGTACAATCTTAGATGTCACGGTGTTTGTTGATGGAGTAGATGATGATGTTGTCGTGGGTTCGGTTGTGCCGCTTGTGGTGGTTGTGCCGCTTGTTCCACTTGTGGTGGTTGTTCCACTTGTGGTGGTTGCATCGGATGTGGTTGCATCGGCTGTGGCTGTTGTTGTCATTATATACTTTCACTACATTTTTATAATTCATTTTTATTATCATTATTTCATTTTATTTTTTCTTTGTTTAATATATAAAGATAATGACTACTCCGACTCAACAAAAAATGTCTGGAGGAGCTCGCCGACGTAGTGCCGCTTCGAGACGTTCTGCTGCTTCGAGACGTGCTTGTGCTTCGAGGCGTTCTGCTGCTTCGAGACGTGCTTGTGCTTCGAGGCGTGCTTCTGCTGCGACCCGCCGCAATCGTTCCCGCCGCCGCCGCCGCACGCAATCCCGCCGCCGTTAAACTATGATTCCACTTAATACGATAACAATGAAAAATGTGTTATCGTATTATGATTGACTTATTTTAGAAAATGATGCATATGATGTCATTGGTTATCAAAGCTCTATATGTTTTTTACAAATGCGTACTAAATTGTTGACGCCACAGTCCAGACGATTTCCATTGGAATGATGGATATTTACATTCTTTTCTTCTAAATTGATATCTTTAAATGCATACAATATCAACTTAGCACGCATATATTGCTTCTTATTGATCACAATCACATTGTATCCTTTATTGTGATTGTTTTTATTCTCTACCCTTTTCCAGCATTTGCTTTTCATCATACGAAATACGTCTCCTTTGATGGTACAAATTAACCTTGTATTCTCTATGGTGATTTCTTTAAAGGGGATGGACGATTCTTTAAAGGGGGTTGGCGATAGGATGTCGCAACGCAAACTGTTTACAACATCATCATAGGACATTTTTGTATACATTCTTGAAGACGAACTGAGGGGGAGTATTGTCTTAATATGAATGGGGTATGTATTTCAATTTTTTCTATCGTTCGTCATGTTAACGTTCATATAAATGCGTACTGATCATGGAGAACGACCATTCACTACCATTTAAGTTGATGACGTTTCCTTTGTCATTAAGCAATTTTATATTCAATTTACTTATGTTGACTGGCCCCGCGTATTTGCGCTTGAATTTGTTTTTGTCACTCGTAAACATGGAAAGTCCCCATTGTAGGGATTTGTTTTCAAAGGGTACAATAGCAAACACATTGTTGATCGAATTCGTATTTAAGATATCGCTTTTTTCGCTTAAATTGGTTGCATAGTTATTGATTTGAAGGGCGCTATATAATTGGTTTTTGGTCAGAGCTTGGTTTTCAATTGGTGTTCCATCTGCGTTTTGTGTATATGTATCAAAGTTATCATTGGTTAAACATTTAGTCGTTTTGGTGGTTGGTGTTAAATTTTTGAAATATTGTGTAGATTTAATAAAATCCTTGTCATTGCTGATTTGGACCAATCCTTTATTGGTTTGATTCTTATTTAAATCGTCTATGACAATAATGAAATATTTAGTTTCGGGAATAAAACATACAGATTCAGATACTATGATGGAACTACTGGCGTCAAGGGTATATGATATTTCCATGCCAGATTGATCAATATTGCGAAATCCAAGAATCCATCCTAAATTATTGTTGATTTTACACGGTGTTAAACAGTCCTTGTTGGTGGATTCCTCTTCTAACTCATTATTGTAAAATACAATCGTGTATTCATGACTACTGGTATGGGTATTCGTTATGGTTACTTTGTGACTTGTGTGGTTTAAGTGAAATGTAATATGGTCTTTAAACTCGTGGCTGTGGCTGGAGCTGATGGCGGTGTTGATCGCTTCAATTAAGGTATGATTTGTATAATTTCCGCTACTTATTTCTATTTTATAATAATCTCCAGTTTGATCTATTATATAAAAAAAGTTATTTCCATTATCACTATCAATATTATAAAACGTGTAAGGAATACATAAATTCGTTAATTCTAAGGTTACTACATTGTCTAACTTGTCGTTCAAATCGACCATCATATTTGTGCTGGTTTTGCTATCATATACATAATTGGTTTTCCAGAAGTTGGATCGATAAGTAGAGTCAATATTGATAATGCGATAGGTTTCTTGAAAATACTTGGGATTTAATTTGCGTGGGTCGTGAATGACGTCTTTTACGCCGACCATTTGTGTGTTTCGTTGTTCACCGTTGTGGGAAAATAATTTATTGGATAATTGTGTTGCGGTTTCGTCTACGAAGGCTTGAATGTATGCTTGGTTTGCGTAATTGTATTTCTTCATGAGGGAAAGAAATAATTTCTTTTTGCATTCTTCTACATCTAATAGGGTATATTGGTTTAAGAACATGTTACTATTGCTGGCCTGATTGTATATCTTTTGAATTGTTTTGATATCGTATTGAGATGCGTCTAATTCTTGGGTCATTTGTTCCATTCTATTATATATATATTGTTATTTATATTTTGTGTGTTATTCTTATTTTGTGTGTTATTCTTATTTTGTGTGTTATTCTTATTTTGGGTCTTATTTTGTGCGTTCAAATTCTTTAAACATTAATCCAATGATTCCATAGTTATATAAATCATTGATCGTGTCTTCGCTGTTTTCGTCAAGGACATTTTGACTTTGATTTTGGTCTAAACTAATAATGCGATTCATTTTGTCATTGAGACGAACTAAGATGCCGATTAATTCAAAATCTTCAAAGGAGTTTCCATAATCCTTGTTTTTTTGCATAAATAAGGTGCGATTTTTTGTTATGATTTCACTGTCCTGGATCGATGTTGTTTTTTGAAGATAATTTAGGGAAAGAATTACAATGTTGAAAAGATTTTCATATATTTTTTCCTTATCTTTGATAATAATGTATTTTGGATTTCGGTCTAGATATTTGAATAATTCGGTTTGATAACTCTTGATATTATATAAGAATACTTTGGGAGTTAAAAGACTTGTTTGTTGTGGTGGATTATGATCTTTAATTTTTGTAATGACGGAATCGTAATGGGTTTGCATAGTAATAGATACTTTTGTTGAGTTCTTTTTGAATCAATTTTAGTGTTGTTGTTTTTAGTGTTGTTGTTTTTTTTTCATTTAAAAATTGATTTATAGTTTATCTATTGTATAAGCTGTTATTATGGATTCTGATATAGAATGTAGTGATCCTCTATTGAACCAAATACTTGACATGCTTGGTAAACTACAACAACGATGTGAAGCAATCGATCAAAAGGTAGATACCATACTACAATCTGGATGTGCGGTTGGTGGGGGAGGAGGGATGGGGGGCGGAAACTTCATGCAAATTGATGATAAAGTGGATTATTTAAATCAAAATTGTAAACCCACTATTCAGTGTTCCCTTGTGGAATTTGTAAATAATCAAATGAATCAAGAGAATTATGTTTCGTTGATGAAACATAATATTGTTGATATTTTACGAGGCAATCGCTGTATTTATGAAGTGTCGGTTTCGTATATTTTGAAGATGATAGAAGAGTCGTCGGAAAAGAAATGGATATATGCGTTTCCATTTCAAAAGTATATTTTGTATGTGTGGAACCAAGATAAAATATCGTGGGATAAATTAACATCAAAAGGGCTGGAGGATTTGTTTAATATGATTCAATTGCGATTGTTGGAGACCTATTCATCCATGGTTGTGGATATTGATCACTATATGCTTTCAAATATTGATCTTGTGGAATCTTGTGGTAATCTGTATGTGGATAATTTTTCCAAAAAACAAATGGACTTCAAGAAAATGATATTTCAATTATTTGTTTGACATTTATTTGTTTGATATTTGTTTGTTTGACATTTATTTGTTTGATATTTGTTTGTTTGACAATTATTTGTTTGATATTTGTTTGTTTGACAATTATTTGTTTCAGGATATAATATACCGAATATATAAGTAATATTCTTTTTTATGAGATATAGGAGAAATCGAACAAGAAAACGAAAACATAGTTGTCTTCGTGGCGGGAAAACTAAAAAAGATATTCCAAGCCCCCATGAATTTCTAAATACAATCAACGAAAAACAACGCAAAATGATGTCTGACAATAGCACACCTATAAGCGCAAATCGAAACGACTTTAATAATAATATATTTAAACGAGAAAGCCACAATTGTTATACCTATTTCTTAAATATGTTGAGTAAAGAAGCCATGGAATTGTGCAAAGAGGATTTTGAAAAGCATAACATGTGTCGTCGCGCGCAACCGGGATACGCATCGGGATTTTCGAAATTATCCAAGAATAAATATACGTGTGATGAAATTGAAAAACGCACATTGAAGGATAACCCGGAAATTTATAAAGTCAAATCAAATGATGTGAAATGCGATAAACGGTTTTATAAGGGCGCCATGGTGGTTGCACCGGAGCGGGATTATCATTATTATCGGTTGAATGATGAAGGAGTTTGGACGCACAAGCCTGGATACAAACATAGTACAAAATTAGATGCGTCAAATAAAATAATTATTGATCCGGAAACCGCGGATCGTGATTATGGAGGGACTTTGAACTATAAGAACTTTTGTGGTTATTATTGTGTTCCGCGGAATGAGAACCGTAAGAAAATGGCACATTCTACCAATTGGAGAAAAGGTCCAATGGACCATTATAACACGGAAAAAAAAGACATGACACAACATGAAAAACTATTGACGAAATTAAAGGTGAAACCTAAAACAAATAAGGAATCTGTATTGAAACATCAAAGTGCGCATATTGCCATGACCCGTAAACTACACGACAATATGTTGAAATCAAAAGGATCGAATTCGACACGGAAAAACAGGTGAGACGGTCGCGGAGAGAGAGAGTGTGGAGCAAGTGGAGTAAAAAATTGAAACAAAAAGGGGGCTTAAATGATTCTTAGTTATCTATAGTAAGAATCATTCATGGACGACAATTGTGGTGAATATTATGACATGTTTGTTTGTAGGTTTTGTTCCAAAGAAATGTATACTCAAAAAGGACGGGACCTACATGAAATGTATTATTGCAAGGCAATTAAGAATTTAAACCAAATTGGATATTACGCTCGTGAGCGGAGGGGACGTCTGGGGGGTGTGGGAAAGGAGGGACGAGGTGTTGGAAGGGAGGGACCAGGTGGGGGAGGGCCATCATATCAATACAAATTCCTTCATTTTCTTCAACATTCGCAAGGCTCCCATGGACGACCCTTGTGCCACCATGTTTTTCGGGGAATTCGGTGGCGGTGGCGGACTCGATTGTGGGGGGTGGGGTGTCAATGGGGCGGGATTTGGGTTTAAAATGGGATTCCATCTTTTGGCGGCTTCGGCTTCAAATACTCCCCCGGGCATATAACGGCGTTCTATTGTAGCTTTATACCATAAATAAGTATAGGTTAATGTTTTGAGCACTGCTCTTATTTTTATTTTTGCGTCGTGTTTTTTTGCGTATAGTTTGACCGTTTCATCTACGTATTCTTTTTTGCCTCCCATACACCATGCTGCGTAACTCCATTCAGGGGTATTTTGTGAATAATAATCATAGGCGATTTGGGTGAGTTTATTTACATTTAAATCGTGTTTGTCTTTTAATTCTTTATACTGACTTTTATACAAGATAATATAGGTTGCTATTTCGTGTGATGCTTCTTGTGCGCTTGGGGCAGGATAATAACTGTATTGTTCCATCATGGTGTCGTTGTGGTGTTTTGGGTTATGGTCTTTTGGGTTGCGGTGTTTTGGATTCAATTTTTATGAGTTCTTTTTTTTCCCAACCGAGCCAAGCATGTTTTGTCACTGAGGTATACGGGTTCGTTGGGTTCAACGGATGCCTTTTGCTCACGTTGTTGCTTTTCATCCCTTCCCCTTTTTTTGACCAACCATCCTTTGGCTTATTCAACAGACCGTTTTCCACTTTTCCCACAATGTCTCCCGTTTCTTTTGATCTAGCCTCATATTCCCTGTCTATATCATTTTTTAATCGCTCACATTCTTTGAAACCTACAATTTGAAAAGTATCCATTATGGTCATTTCCTCACCAATGAAGCCCCCCTCATTGCCTTCGGAATTATATTCAGAATCATATCCCCCGTGCGGTATGGTTAATCCATACGTTTTATACAAGATATTTTCCAACATATCTTCATACAACATATCTTCATACGTGCCGTGGTGAATTCGTTGTCCCACCTTTTGATTACTGCTGACTTCTTCGGGGTCTTTCATTTTTACGCGTCCTAATAATACTTTAAGTTCTAATAATACAAGGTTATCTTTTTTAGTTCTCCAATGTTTTGCTTTTAGTATACTTGCTACCGGGGATGGAGAAAAAATAATTGGACCACCTTTGGGGGCGATAGGTAGTACCGGGACGCGAAAGTCAATGCCTTGATTCTTATACATTAAATGATTCGCATTTTTTTCTTTGTTGGTGGGGGGGCGCCTCCAGCCCTTGCTATCCTTATACTCTTTTTCTTTACCGGTCATTGTATTGTACGCCTCTTTGTCCGTGGCAAAATATAATGTACTACAGTGAGAAGTCATACATCTACATCTATGTAGTTCATATGGTGCCGTGTATTCTTTTCTAAGTTCTATTAGCATATGTCTAGGTGTCGTGTCCTGTTTAGTAAGATCCATAGTATTATAACTAAACGTACTAATTATACGTAGAGGTGGATCATTATCTACATTTATAAGTTGAGTCATTTTATTAGTATATCTATCGGAGTCGTCCTTTTCCCCGGAGTCGTCCTTTTCCCCCGCCTTCTTATATTGAAGCCCCGATGTCGCCGTCGGAATCATTACTATCCCATTCTTTATGGAGGTCACCTTGCGTGGGACATTATTGAGATTCGGGAGCGGGTTTTTTTCATTCGATTTCTCGATCAATTCTCGCTTACTCAGGATCGATTTCCGCTTACTCAGGATCGATTTCCGCAACGGCAACATCTGCTTGGTGACCGGGTCCGCTTGACATTCCAGTTCCGTACAATTAACATCTTCATTATCACCCAGCAACCTCTTGGCCTCTTCTATATCCACGAGCTCATTATCATATAACTCTTTTGCAATTTCGTTGTCTATTTCAATATTATTCATTATTCCTTCATCAATTCCTTTAGGACCAACCTCACAATTTTTAGCATTCATTTCCCCTCGTTTTTTAAGCAGTTCTTCAATAGTTTCAACGTTAACTCTTTTGGCTCTAAGAAATAAGTTATCGTAATATGTATATATTGCCGCTCCTATTGTCGCTGCTAAGAGGGCGCCTTCACCATATAAATTTGCTTTTGTATAGTTACCAGAGGTACCAGAGGTACCATAGGTACCTTTATTAGTGAGCTTGGCGACATTTAATAATTGGGGTTTAATGGCGCCATATGATGGTAAATTGTCGTAGGGATATAATTTCCTTAAGAACCCTGAATTGTACGTGGTGGGGACACGCGAATTGCCGAGTCCGGTCAGAGCACTTCTGGACGCAGTAAGTCCGGACGCAGCACTTCCGCTCACAGCACGTCCGGTCACACCGCTTACGGCCGCACCGCTTGCGAGCACAGTACCTGCTAACGCCGCCGCCGTTGCCGCCCGTCGTGCCGCTCCTCCTTTTTTTACTTTTCTTGTTTTTTTATATTTTCTTTTTTGTTTGTATTTACGGGTTTTCTTTCTTTCTAAAATTTTCTTTTTATTCGTTTTTTTATATTTATAATCTCTATACTTTTTTGCTGTTATTGATTTTTTGACCATATATATATTAAATATATTTTTAAATATCACGCTAGGAGTTTTTTTTTCCAACCTTTCCAAACTTGGAGATCATTCGTGACTGTGGGCGGGTTCCAACTATAATTCTTCTTCAGAATATCTTTCATATCTTTCTGATTCTTCAGAATATCTTCCACAGTGGCCACCCTACTACCTAGACAAGCATTCTTAGTCATACAAAGAATACCCCGGTTTGATTCTGCGCCGACAATATCCTCTTTTAAGTCCTCATCATTTTCGAATTTTAGAATTTGAAAAGAATCTAGTACGGTTATTTCATCACCAATGACGCCATTCCGTTTGACGTCTTTATCATATATAGTATCATAGTTGCCCTTCAAGAAATTATCCATTTTTAACTTGTTTTTTTGAATGACGTCTTCTTTTTTTTTTACTGTTCCTAATAATATTGTAACTTTTAATAATACCATGTCATCATAGTTATTTATCCATTCTTTAGCTTTTAGTATACTTGCTACAGGGGATGGAGAAAAAATAATTGGCATACCTTCGGGGACGATAGGTACCTCACGTAATGGCTGCGACTTGTAGGTGGGATCGTAATATATAGTTTGGGAATTTTTTGCGAATTTGGAGGCGTCGCCATCATATGGATCACTTTCTATGGTCATATCTTCCGCAGAAGCCTTGTTCGTCACAAAATATAATATACTGCAGGGAGAAGTCATACATCTACATCTATGTAATTCATATTCTCGTGTTTTTTTCATGGCATCCAGATTGTACTGAGCAGCTGCATATTCCTGCTTCGCTGCCTTCTCAATCCAATCCCACGCATTGAAGTAGTCCTGCTGCGCTGCGCCATGGCCATG